ACACGAGCCGTACAACTGACTTCCATGTTGGTTGGGAAGGTGGTAATGAAACCTTTGATTACTTTATCCAAGGTGGACCTGCTCTTGTCAACACAGATGGTGCAGATGGAGAGACACAATTCTCTGGTAAAGTTGGAGCAAACGTAGCTGCTACTGATAACCTCGGCTTCTATGGCGAAGTCTCAGTACTTACTGTAGAAGATGCTGACAATTCTTGGGGTACTAAAATAGGAGCCAAGTATAGCTTCTGATGAAGTATCTAGAATCCCCATGGGCAGTACTATTTCTGCTCGTGGGGTTCTTTACCATGGTAGAAGTGTTGCATATGGATGCACATAATAACTGCCGTGGTGATTGTCCTTGTACACTTACCAACGATTATTAATGTATTCACTATTTGACTATATGCTTTCACCACCTGTACGTACAGTAGTTGTCGTATCAGAAAACCAATTAAATGATCTAAGATTGACACAAGTAAATGAAGAAATCAAAACGATCAAAGGGCAGCAGAAAGAACTTGAAGCTGCATATAGTCGCAGAAAACAAAATCTCTCAGATTCTTTGGCCAGTCTTGAATCACAAGTAAAACAATTAACACCAGCTAAGGAAAAGAAAGATGTCACAACAAAGTGATCAGGCGAGAGCTTTCGTACATCCGTATGGACCTGAGCCTGATGTAAGAATCAAAGCTCCAGCGAAAGCTGTAAAGGAAGAGGAAGATGATTTTCCTCAATCATTAGAAGAAGCTCTCTTAGGAGAGTAACTAGGAAGAGAGGCACCTCAGAGTCGGACCTCTCTTTCATTGGCATGTAGGCCCACTAAGGTGGATACCCTTGTGCCGCTAGCGGTATGATTAAGCCCTTAAAAAACTGTAATCAAACAAACCCAATTGATCAAAAAAATTCTGTACAGAGAACGTAATATTTTTAATTTTAATCTCAAAAAATGGCTCAACAGTCTACAGACCATACTGCTTCGCTGACCCGCCCGGGTCAATCGAACGCAACAGGTGATGCTAGATCACTGTATCTTAAGCTGTTTTCAGGTGAGATGTTCAAAGGCTTCCAGCACAATGCAATCGCACGTGATCTGGTAACAAAGCGTACCCTAAGAAACGGCAAATCTTTGCAGTTCATCTACACGGGTCACACTAAAGCCGAGTTCCATACACCTGGAAATTCTATCTTAGGTAACAGCGACGGCGCACCTCCAGTAGCAGAGAAAACCATCACAGTTGATGATCTGCTAATCAGTTCAGCTTTCGTATATGAGCTGGACGAAACACTTGCTCACTACGAACTACGTGGAGAGATCTCTAAGAAGATC